CCCAAATCCGTTATGGCGCAAGTTCGATAGGGGTAGGGGTTGGTTGCTACCATAGGCGAAAAACGGATGGCCTAACGATGCCGGGACCGAGACCTAAACCTACCGCTATGAAAATCGCCATGGGTAATCCGGGCCGGCGCCGGCTCAATGACCGCGAACCGGATGCGCGAATCGTTACGCGCTTGCCCTCGGCGCCGCCGGAATTCTCGGAACGTGCCGCAAAATTCTGGCTCGGCTATGGGCGCGAACTGATCAACGCGGGTCTGCTAACCGTGCTCGGGATTCCATGTTTGCGGCGATGGTGCGTGGCCTTTGAAAATTACGAAAAGGCGCGCGAGCTGGTCGAGAAAACCGGGCTCGTGCTCTTAGCCAAGGGCGGCGGCGCTTATCTCAATCCGGCTTTTAACGCGCAATCCATGGCGTCGAAAGAAATGCACCAATGCGAGATGGAGTTCGGCATGACGCCGGCGGCGGCAACCAAAGTCAAAGTCGCGAATCCGAAGCAACTCGATTTGTTCGGCGAGTTGTTCGAGAGCGACGGCGGCGCCGACTATTCAATGCCGGGCGAAGATGAGGTGATCAATTGACTGGCGACGATGAGCGGGCGAGCGGCTTCCGCGATCGCATCCGCGAGCTGCGGCGCGTTCCTGCGGAACGCTTGATCGCCAATCCGAAAAACTGGCGCACGCATCCAAAGGCGCAACGCGAGGCGATGCGCGCGGTCCTGGCCGAGATTGGTTATGCCGGCGCGTTGCTGGCGCGCGAGACCGATGCCGGCGAGCTAATGCTTATCGACGGCCATTTGCGCGCCGAGAGCACGCCGGGCGAGCTGGTGCCGGTGCTGGTGCTCGACGTGAACGAGGCCGAGGCCGACAAGATTCTGTTGACGTTCGATCCGTTGTCGGCGATGGCCGATTTGGACCGCGGCAAACTGCAAGCGTTAAGCGAGGCGGTCGCATTCGATCACGAGGACTTGCAGGAACTGGTTAAGGGTATGGCGGGCCTCGGGCGCGACGCGCCGCAAGATCCGATTCCGCCGCCGGCGGCCGAGGCGATCTCGCGTCCGGGTGATCTCTGGTATCTCGGGCGCCATCGGCTGTTGTGCGGCGATTCGACCAAACCCGCGGACGTGGCGCGCCTGATGGGCGACGAGCGCGCGGTGCTGTTTGACACCGATCCGCCCTATCTGGTCGGCTACAAGGGCACATCGCATCCGACGACCCAGAGCAATCGCGGCTCAAATGCAAACAAGGATTGGTCGGGTCGCTATCGTGAACAAGGCGGGCGCGAGGCCGATCGCGATTTTTACCTCGCGTTCATTCGCGCCGCGGTCCAATGCGCAATCGCGCCAAACGCGGCTTGGTATTGCTGGCACGCGATATGGCACCATTCGATGCTGGAAGCGGTCTGGCAGGAATGCGGCGCTTTTATTCACCAGCAGATTATCTGGTTCAAATCGCGGCCCGTGCTCACTTACTCCACTTACAAATGGCAGCATGAGCCGTGCGCGTTCGGATGGATGAAAGGACAGGAGCCGGCGTTTTTTATGTGGGCGCACGATTCATGCTTAATGGGCTGGCGGCGCGGCGATAAGCCGCCGACCGATGTCTCGGCGGGCGCGCAACTTAGCACGGTTTGGGAAATATCAAACGCCGAGGTCGAGACAAAGGAGCATCCGACCGCGAAGCCGAATCGGCTCTTTGCAATCCCGATGGAAATTCATACGCAGCCGGGCGATATCTGCTATGAGCCATTTTCGGGCTCGGGCTCGCAATTGATCGCCGCCGAACAAATGGGGCGGCGCTGCTACGCTATCGAGCTGGAACCGGTATTCGTCGATCTGGCAGTCAAGCGGTGGGAAACCCTGACCGGCAAAAAAGCGGAGCGCGACGACGCGCCTTTTTGAGCAAGCGATGGGCGCCGCGGCGATAACTAATAGTCAAACCGACCCGGCGACCGACTACGCAACGCGGGTAGTTGCGGGCGAGGTCGTCGCCGGCGGTTTGGTGCGGTTGGCTTGCGAGCGCCATTTGCGCGATCTCGCCGACGGCGGGGATCGCGGGCTTTATTTCGATCCGCATGCGGCGGCGCGCGTCTTCCGCTTCTTTGGTTTTTTGCGGCATACCGAGGGCGCTTTCGCCGGCAAGCGGTTTGCCCTTATGCCGTGGCAAATGTTTATCGTCGGCTCGCTGTTCGGCTGGCGCCACAAGCGCGGCGGCGCGCGGCGCTTCCGCACGGCTTACGTCGAGGTCGCCAAGGGCAATGGCAAAACGCCCATGGCTGCGGGCGTCGGCCTTTATGGCTTGACCGCCGACAATGAGGCGGGCGCGCAAGTATTCACCGCGGCGACGACGCGCGACCAGGCGGCTATCGCGTATCACGATGCAACCAATATGGCGGCGGCCTCGCCGGAGATCGCGGCGCGCATTTCCTTTAGCGCCAGCGGCATGGCGGTTGTGCCGACGCGGTCGTTTTTCCGCCCGGTATCGAGTGAAAAGCGCGGCCTCGACGGCAAGCGAGTGCATATGGCGATAATCGACGAGCTGCACGAGCATGCGAGCGCGATCGTGGTCGATAAAATGCGGGCCGGCACGAAAGCGCGGCGCCAGGCGCTGATATTCGAGATCACCAATAGCGGATATGACCGTAATACGGTCTGTTATGCTCACCATGAATTATCGAGCCGGATTCTTAGCGGCATCATAAGCAACGATTCCTGGTTCGCGTTTATCGCGGCTCTCGACCCGTGTACGGCGTGCGCGGCGGCCGGAAGGACCGCGCCCAATGACGATTGCGCGGATTGCGACGATTGGCGCGACGAGCGCGTATGGGTCAAAGCGAATCCGGGGCTCGACACCATTTTGCCGCGCGCCTATTTGCGCGAGCAGGTCGCCGAGGCGGTCGCGATGCCATCGAAAGAGAATATCGTGCGGCGATTGAATTTTTGCCAATGGACGGAGCAAGCCGTGCGATGGCTCGCGATGACCGATTGGGACGCTTGCCCAAAACAAACGCCGGGCGAGGAACAATTGCGCCGGCGCATCTGTTATGGCGGCCTCGACCTCTCGACGAAAGTCGATCTAGCGGCTTGGGCTTTGGTCTTTCCGCCGGCGCCGGATGATCCGAATTGGGTATTTGTCCTTCGATTTTTCGTGCCGGCGGATAACGTGCGCGGGCGCGTCGAGCGCGACCATGTGCCGTATGATTCCTGGATTCGCGCCGGCTATATCACGGCGACGCCGGGGAATGTCTGTGATTATGACGTGATCGAAAACCGCATCGTTGCTGACGCGAAGTATTTTCGAGGCTTGCAGGAAGTCGGCTTCGACCCATGGAATGCGACGCATACCGCGAATCATCTACTGGCCGGCGGGCTCAAGCTAATCGAGACGCGGCAGGGTACGGCGACCATGAGCGAGCCATCGAAGGAATTCGAGGCGATTTTACGGGCGAAGAAAATCAATCACGGCGGCAATCCGGTATTGCGCTGGAATGCCTCGAACGTCTCGCTCAAGCGCGACCATAACGATAATTACATGCCCGACAAGGAACGCTCGACCGAGCGAATCGACGGTATCGTGGCCGCGTTGATCGCGATGGCGCGCGCCATTCGTAATCGGCCGGCGGAACCCTCGGTCTATCAGACGCGGGGAATTTTCCGATTGTGAGGCTAAGCGATGCTCATTTCCTGTCTAATCTCTTTGCTGGTCGCCGTGCTTATCGCGCTAATCTTCTGGACAATTCTTGAATACCTATTGCTACCAGCGTTCGGGGTCGCCAATGCGATGGTCTTCAATCTCATCCGATTGATAATTGCATTGTTGCTATTGCTCTATGTGCTCGATTGTTTATTTGGCTTCGGCTATTTGAGGCTGCGATAAATGAATGCTGAAGAACAAGCGGAGTTTGCCGCGGCTCTCACGCGCGAGCACGCCGACCAGGGCGATGCGCCAATCGAGATCAAGTTTTCTGCAACTACATCCGAGCTGCTCAATGTACTTGGCATGCTGCAGGTTGCCTTCCGGCATCCGACCGCCGGCAAGTCGCTTTCGGCTAAGTACGCTAAAAGGTTTGCGCGCTGCTTAGAGGAACGGCTCGCTCAAATCGGGCCGGCAACGGCGCGGTTATGCGCAATGGGCTGGTCGGCCGAGTTCGATCGGTGAAACTCGAAATCATCTTATTGACCGTTGAGGTCGCCGGGCTCGCGGCCGTCGGTTACGGCTGCTGGCTCGCTTGGCATCCGCTCGCTTTCATCGTACCGGGAGCATTCGTTCTAGCACTTTCGGTAATGGCTGATTTGAGGAGGTGAAGAGGATGGCGTTGCTCGGCTTAATGTCTCGTCCGCGTATCGTGGCCGCCTCGACGGCGCCGATTGAAAAGCGCACGTCGCTGCAGAACGGTGATCCTTATCTCGTCGAACTGCTTTCGCGCGGAACGCAAACCGCCGCCGGGACTTGGGTTACGCCCGACACGGCGTTGCGGATCGCGGCGGTCTACCGCGCGGTTGAAGTGATCTCGCTCGGCGTGGCGATGACCGAGCTGGCGCTTTACAAGGAAATCGACCGGCGCCTCGGCAAGCAGCGCGCCTATGATAACCCGCTATATGATTTGCTCCACGATTCGCCGAATCCATGGCAGACCTCCTTCGAGTTCCGCGAAATGATGACCGCCAATTGCCTATTGAACGGCAATGCCTATGCGGCGATCACGCGGCGCGGCGACGGGGTAATCACGCAGTTAGCGCCACTCAATCCCGAACGCGTGCGGCCCTATTGGAGCAAGGGCGCGGTCTGGTATGAATTCCGGCCATTATCGGGCCAGGACTACCAGCAAATCGCGGCTGACGAAATGTTCCATCTAAAGGCATTCTCGCGCGACGGCATTACCGGGCTATCGCCGATTGCGCTGATGCGCGAGTCGGTCGGCCTCGCCCAGGCGGGCGAGGAATTCCAGGCGCGGTTTTTCTCGAATGACGCGACGCCGCCGATGGTCTTAACAACGCCGCAAGTGCTCGACGACGAGGCGCGCAAGCGTCTGCAGCAATCATGGGTCGAGGGCGGCGCCGGCTTGCCGAACGCCTTCAGGCCCAGGGTCTTGGAGCAGGGATTGGATGTTAAGACCGTCGGCGTGAATAACCACGACGCCGAGTTTCTTAATCTGCGCAAGTACCAAGTTACCGACATTGCGAGGATCTTCGGCGTGCCGCCGCATATGATCGGCGATCTTGACCGGGCGACATTCAATAATATCGAGCAGTTAAGTTTGGAATTCGTGACCTATTGCTTAACGCCATGGTTCGAACGCTGGACGCAAGCGCTCGCGCGCGATCTCATGTCGGCGAAGATGCGGTCGAGCTACTTTTATCAATTCCGCAGCGAGGCGCTCGTGGTGGCCGACGTGCTGCAACGCTATCAGGCTTGGAATGCGGCGATCTTGTCCGGCTGGATTAACCGCAATGAAGTGCGCGAGCGCGAGGGCTTCAATCCCGAGCCGGGCCTCGACGCGTTCCTTGAACCGCTCAACGTGCAGCCTGTCGGTGCGCCGCCGCCGGCGGTCAAGCCGGGCGCCAAACCCGCACCCGCGCCGGGCTCGAACAATGGCAGCGGCGCGCCGGCTGACGGCGGCGAAAACAATTCGATCTATGCGGCCTATCGCGAGCTAGTGACCGAGCGCACCAATCAAATCCTGAGCGTTGAGATTCAAGCTTTGCGCGCGATCGCCAAAGCGCAGGCCGGCGTGGCCGAACGCAAGGCGCAAATCGATAAATTCTATAAAAGGTTTAATCTGGCGAGCGCCGAGCATATCCGGCGCTCGCGCGCCGAATTGCGCGAGTACCTCGACGGCGACGAGGATTTCGAGCGCCTGCTCGAACGCTGGCAGCATGAGCGCGCGCATGAACTGGTCGAGCACGAAATGGCACGCTGGACCTTACCGGGCACGATGAACGGGAACGGCGCGCATGGGCCGCTCCAATTAGACCGATGATTCATAGCGGCGAGAAAACATGGAATACGAACCAGCATTGACCGATTTTATGCGCGATTGCGCGAAACAGCATGGCTTTGACGCGGATGCCGAATTCGCCAAGTTTGGCAGCTATGTTCGCTGCAAACGCCAATTGGGGTTGCCGGATGATCCGAGTTGGGGTGACCGGTTTGAAACTTGGCTGCAATGTCAAAAGAAGGTGCTCGATGAATTGAGTAGTCCCGGCATGAGTTTAGAACGGATAGCCGATTCTTGGAACATTTCAGAAAACTTGTGTTGGGATATGGAAATGGCGTGGTGCGATGTTCGGGCAGAGGTCCGGAGACTAAAGACCGTATTGATCGCGGTTCGCAAAGCTATCGGGGCGGCATACGGTCAGGCGCGAACGGGTGAATTGTTTGTACCGGAAGCCGATGGCAATGCCGAATGACGAAACGAGCTTGCTGACCGATTTAAACAATACGGAAACAGCGCTCATGGGCCGGCAACCGAACAATAGACAAGGCAATCTCTTTGAGGCGGCGCCCGTGCTCGATACCAATTGCTCGATGTGCGGCCGGGTAATCGTCATCGTGCACCTAAACAAAGATGGCGTCGCGTCTGAATATCGCGACCGTTTCGGCCGCTGTTATGATTGCGCCAGGGCGGCCGGTTTCAAGGCGCCATGGGAGAAAAATGGCTAATCCCGAAAACTTCGAGCTGACGGATCTGAAGAATCTCGCGCGCGGTGCTTTGGTGGAGCATTTCGGCGACGAGCTCAAAAAGGTGATGGCGAATATCGAAGATGAAAGGACCGACGCCGAAGCGCGGCGGGAAATCGCGATCATAATCAAATTCAAGCCGCAGAAAACGCGGGTTACGGTCACGGTCGCGGCAACCATTAAAACCAAACTGGCGGCGCCGAAAGACCTTCAAGCATCGATTTTCATGGTACGCAACGGCAGCGGCGAGGCCATCGCAATCAATAACAATCCGGAGCAGCCGGACCTCTTCAAGAATTAGCGCTCTGGCGCCAGCGGCGCTCCCTGGCGCGCTTTCTCAGGGAGAGAGGCGAGGATTGTGGCGCCGTCGATTGCAAACGGGATCAGGACGCGTTTAAACGCGAAATCGTAAAAAAGGAGAATGGGGCGATGGGTGCAATCGGAGTGCATCATACCGATACGGTCGATAAACCGTGGGATGGGCCGGCGGCTAAGGCAAATCTGAAAAACGATGGCACCGAAGCTTATTATCGTTCGGCGTTTGCATGGCAAGATCCGGACGGCGACCCGACCAAAAAAAGCAGCTATAAGTTCATTCATCATGAAGTGAGCGCCGGCGGGGAAGTCGGGCCGGCGAATTTGCGGGCGTGCTCGGCCGGGATCGCGGTGTTGAATGGCGGGCGCGGCGGCGCCGATATCCCGGATGCCGACCGCAAGGGCGTTTGGTCGCATTTGGGCGGCCATTTGCGCGACGCCGGGCGCGACGTGCCGGAGCTGGCGAGCATGGGCGTGCGCGCGGCGCCAATGGTCGAGCATCGAATCTTCGGCTCGTCGATTCGAGTCGTCGAGCGCCGGCAAGAGGATATCTCTAACGCCGTCCCGCGCCAGGGAATCACTGGCGAGGGCGACGGCGCCGGCGGCGCGATGCCGCAGAAACAAGCTTGCCGGCTTGGCGGTTATGCGGCGCGCTTCAATACGCGCTCGTTACCGCTCGGCATGTTTGGATTTCGCGAAGAAATCGACCCGCATGCGTTCGACGAATCGCTCGCCAAAAATCCCGACGTGCGGTTTACCTTCAATCACGAGCCGAGCCGGATCTATGGGCGCACGCGCGCCGGCACGTTACAAGTCTCGCGCGACGACGAGGGCCTCGTCTTCGAGGTCGAGCTACCGGATACCGACGAGGCCGAATCGCTCGCAACGGCGGTGCGGCGCGGCGATATCTCGCAGTGTTCGTTTGCCTTCCGGACGCTTGATGATGACTGGTCGATCGAGGATGACGGAACGATGGTGCGGCGCTTGTTGAAATTGGATATCAACAACGGTGACGTGGCGGCCGTGACTTTTCCCGCCTATCCCGAAACCGAAGTCGAGGCGCGCGCGACGATGGCGCGCGGCCAGGCGCGGCTCGGCCGGGAAGCTTGGCGCCGGGCGGCGGCCGGGCGCGCGCGCGCGCTTGCCCTCGCCGAGTGCGAGATATAATGGAGCTGCTCGAACGTCACGCGCGCGCTTGTTTGCAATGCAATAACCCGAGCGACCCGTTGCTTTGCTTGGTTGGTTGGTTGCTGGCTTATGAGCTGATGATGCAGACCAATTTCGTATAAGCGGCCCGAGCAAAAAGAGGATAACGCCCATGTCGTATAACGAGGAAATCTTAGCGGATGCGCCGATCGGATACTGGCGCCTAAACGACCGCGAGGGCACGACCGCGATTGACCTCTCGGGTAACGGCCACCATGGTACTTTAACCGGCAAGGTCGGTTTCACGGATACCGCGCTAGTTAGCGACGATCACGCGGCCGGGAGCGCTCTGTTTAAATTCGAGCATGGGGCAGGCGGCCGGATCTATATGGAAACGATGCCGCCGCCGCGCACGTTCCCAGGCTGGATGGATGCACTTACGGTTGAATTCATATATCAGGCGGTGGGCGCCGGTTGCGGCGTCTTTGCCTCGGCGCCCAGCCATCTAAACTCGAATCAGATCGGTTGCTCGAATCCGAATGCGGGGCAAATCGGCGCGGTCTGGAACAAGCTTGCGACCTCGACCGCGCCGCTAACGCCCGGCCATACGGCGCATTATTGCGTGGTTTTCGAGGGGCCGGGCGTGGTCGATCTGTATATCGACGGCGTGCTCGCCTCGCATGTCACCGGCGAGCGGTGCTCGTGGCAATGGGGTAAATGGGCGTATGACTATGTCGGCTTTGGCGGCGCGATGGGCGCGCCGCCGCAATTCGGCGCATCGTTCAATCTCGGCACCAATCCGCCAGAGTCATATATTGACGCTTACCTCGAGGGGTACTTGGCGGAAGTCGCGATCTACAATCGGCGCCTGCTACCCGAGCGGATTCTCGCTCATGCGCAATTGGCGTTTGCTGGTGCGCCGCCAGCGGAAGAAATGAGCAAGGAAAATTTGGGCGCCGCGTTGATCGCTTCGATTGTAAAAGACGTGAAAAATCCCGCGGTGAGCAAAGCACAGATGGAAGCGAACGTCCAAACGCTCATAGACCGATATTAGGATGTGCCGGCGCCGCGGCCGAAGCGCTTCGCATTGCGCGCGCGGGCCGCGGCCTTCTTGGCGTCGCTCTTGACGGCACCGCCAAGGGCGCCATTGGCACGCGCCGCGATGGTTTTCGCTTCGCTCTTGACCTTACCGCCGAAGCGTCCAAGCAGGCGCGCGGCCGCTTTCTTTGCTTCGCTTTCAAATTTTTGTCGAGCCATTATAAAGTGGGCCTTTTTTAAAGAGTAGACCCGCAGTTCATCTCTTGGTGACGGGTTTCCCCCGTCTCGCCAAACACGCGCGTATTTGGGTTCTGTTTAACCTAATCAAACCGCTTCGCTTATGCAATAACAAAAATGCGCGCGCTCAAAT